AGGCCCGGTGGTTTTCTAACTTTTTCCACCAGAATAGACTTCTCTATTCACCAACTTACTACCCCGGCGTTGGCTCCCCCTGTCGTCGGGGTTTTTAGTATATAAAGGGCTTGTGTAAGGCGTGTGGTTTGGTATACTAAGGATAACTATTTGTATAATCAAACGAATAGAAAAGAGCCCGTAACGTGGGCTCAGGCGTTTGTATAATCAAGTACATTATACCACGTATTTCTAAAAGTCAATAACAAATAGTGGCACATTCGCATATCCGTTTACGATTACTTACAGGACTGACCCTCCTGGTCTAAATGGCGATAGGGTCGCTCTTACTAAGTAATCAGGATAGTACGTCAGGACGATTTGAGAACAGAACCCAACTGCCAACGAACGGTTAGCGTATCAATGGATCGTTATCTGACTAAAGCGAATGGAAGCAATTATTTAATGCCTACTGGATAAGTAGTAGGAGAGGAGGGATAATGCCTAAAATAGAACAGTATGACTGGAACAAGTTAAGACCACGCAGCCTGAAGTACCCATTTGGAGAGAGTGGGACAAAAGACTTTGCTACACACGAAGTCATTGAAACTAAAGCCAGTAGCAAACACGGAGCTATAAAGATCACCAAACCACCAAGGAACATAAAGTGATCGAACGTCTTTGCCGTCAGTGCCACAAGCCAATCAAACCTCAAGCCAAGACCAGGAACAAACATAGGTGCTTATGTTAAGTAGAGTAGGGCACTCATGCGTATAGTAACCACCCTGCCGAACATAGGGGATCGCCCTAAAAAACTGGTAACACTTTAGAACGAATTGACAAACCACTTCCCCACCCTACCGATAGTCGGTCTTAAAACAGCACTTTAACAGGTTAAACATAGCACAAACTGCGAACAAAGGGCTTAATTTGCCAGAAGGGGACTTTGATGTCCACATATAGCGTTTTCAAACTATCGGGGAAGTGGATATATAGCGTATGTTACAATTCACACTATGAGCGATCTAGAACCTATTTCTGATTTATTGAATGAAAATCAAAAGAAAGATGGACGAGGTGGTGCTAGACCAAATGCAGGCCGTCCTAAGCATTCTAAGAACCCTCAGACGATTGAAAGGGAAGAAGCTGCACGACAGTTCAAGGAACGAGTTGCACGCAACGTAGACCGTCTATTTAACGCACAGCTCGATAAGGCTTTAGGCGAAAAGTATCTCATGGTCATCACTACTACCAAGACTTCAAAGGGCGAACATCGAGAAACCTCTGTCGTGACTGACCCTCAAACTATTAAAGACTTTCTCGATAGCGAAGAAGACCCAAACTTTGGCGAGGAGAACGAGTACTATTTTATCAGTACCAAACCCGCAGATAACATGGCGATTGACAGCTTACTTAATCGTAGCTTTGGGCGAGCTACCGAGAAGATTGAGATGGAGCATTCAGGTGAGCTTAAGACCGGCACAGCTGACCCTCAGTTAGCCGCTCAATTCAGTGAGTTCTTGAAATCTAAAACAAAGCAGTGAAAACCTTCTTGGTCATTCTGATAGTTGATCTTATATCAGAAGACACCTCAATTCCTTGGTGGGTGCAGGCCATTGTCCTAGCTATCGGATCGGCTGATTTCATATGGGCTAGGTTTGATAAGAAACCTAGCCCTGAGTTGCCTGATAGCTTTTGGGGTGATTTGCGGGAAGCTTATGAGAAGCGGGTTGATTAGATACTCGGTACGTGGTAGTATGTAGGTATGAACGACGAAGAACTAAAAGGCATAGGAGTAGTAGGCTACTCAATAACTTGCCTGAAGTGTTACACGACTTGGGAAGTCGCATTAGACACAAACAAAGACTGCCCTAAATGCAAGCAGGATACCGCCGTTGCACAACAAATGGTCAGGAGTAACGATGCCTAAAGTAACTATCTGGGTTAGGAACGAAGACTACCCTAAATGGCAAGCCATAGAGGATAAACCAGAGTGGCTGCACGACCACATTAATCAAGCCGCTTACCCTCACTTGGTAGCTAAAAAGGTGGCCACCATTATGTCAGTCGGACGAGTCGATAAACCATTAAGCCGTAAAGATTTTGATAAAAAATTACAAGCGAAGCTCAACGACAAGCTGGTGTGGCTGGAGCAAGACAATGACTAACCAACAAATACTTAGGCGAGAACATATAAAAAGAGCCCCAGGTAGACAGTTAGGGCTCTCTTCATGACAATTTACTCAGCCTGAGTCTGATTGTCGTCACCCTGGTTGGGATCGGCTGGTGCTTGACGTTGTGGTCGCTTTGGTTGGTTATCAGTCATGCGTGCCTCCTTTCTGTCAACTACAATACAGCCAAATAAGCCCTGACATTGTTAAATAACTTGCTTACGTTATACTTTGACTAGATGGACCGCAAGGAAGACCTTATAGCCTCATCGCCGCTTGCGTGGCTTTTGTTGAATGGCACTAAAACCGAGAATCAGAAGAACCTTGAGTTTCATGACCACAGGTTCTTGATTGATCTATATACGGACATGTCCCCAGATATTGCAGTTCGTAAATCGGCCCAGGTAGGTGAGAGTGTTGAGCGTATACTCAAGACTTTCTGGTGCAATAAATATCTGCAGGCCAATGTTATCTATGTTTTGCCCACGAACAACGTCGTCAAAGACTTCGTAGCCCCAAAGGTTAACCCGCTGATAGCCGGTAACCCACATATCCAGGCCATGATAAGCAAGGACAGCGAGAGCCTCAAGCAGATCGGAGACAGGTTTACATACTTCAAGGGTGCGTTTAGTGAGCGTGAGGCGATCTCTATATCTGGAGATATTCTTATCCTAGACGAGCTGGACAGAATGCCTAGTATGGCCGTCGTTAATACTTTTGACTCACGCCTTCAAGCCTCGTCGTTAGGCTATCGGTGGAGACTGTCTAACCCTAGTTATGTAGGCTTTGGTATCGATGGCTATTATCAAGACTCAGATCAAATGCACTGGTTCATCAAGTGCTCAAATTGCAAACATACTTGGTTTATAGACTTTGCGGCTACTAGTGAAAAGAATCACTACATAGACATCGAAAGGGAAATGTACGTCTGTGGGTCATGCCTCAAGCCACTCAGTGATACCGATCGGCGTAATGGTTTCTGGCACGCCCGGTATCCTGACCGAGCTAGGCGAGGATATTGGATAAACCAGCTCATGGCCCCGTGGGTAACCGCAAAACGTATCTTAGAACAGAGAGACGAGAGTAGTATAGAGTTTTTCTACAACTACGTTCTAGGAAAGGCTTATACTCCGACTGACATGGTAGTGGATCGGGCGGCTATATTAAGGGCTACCGCTCCGAGCAATATACCAAAGACTAACGTGGCCATAGGAGTGGACCAAGACGCTGGTGGCCAGTACTACGTTGCTATGACCAGCCAGGGTGTGTTTGATCATGGTTATGTTGACTCCTGGGACAAAATTGAGCACCTGAAGTTAATGTATAACGCTATCGTCGTCTGTGACCCAAACCCGTATCAGGCCGTCCCTAAGCAGATGGCCGCGAAACATAGTGATTGGTACAACTGCTACTTTAAGAGCGTTGATGGTCTGTCGGCCATTCAATGGAAAGCCAAGGAGCAGGTAGTCTATGCCGATAGGACTAGAACCATAGACATCGTGGCTAACGAAATAGTCAACGCCAAGATTCTATTCAGAGAGAACCCACACAAACTAGAGGATATGATCGCTCATTGGAACAACCTGTATCGAACCACCGAGGAGAAAGAGGACGGCAAGATTAAGTCAGTTTGGATCAAGAAAGACGACAAACAATCAGACTACCCATTTGCCCTAACTTATGCCAGAATAGGCTTAAGCCAGATACTCGGCGGGTCGAGCGAACTAGTCGAACGAACAGAAGAGTCCGAGGCTAAGAAGACCAACTTAACCGCAAAAGGTAATGAGGTGTCTATGGACTTCAAGGAGATCATAGAGCAAACCTACGACGAGATGGACTCATGAACATATTAGAGATTACGTTCAGGGCAAAGCGACAGGTAGAGCAACAAGACCGGCACTACAGGCTATTTGTAACCTTGATACGATCTGACAGGCCTAAGTACTGGAAGCCTCTATGTATGAACTGTGGGTCGGCGGTGATAGAGCTGCAGAACCTGGATATATTAGACATAACCGACTTCTATGATCCCCAGAATGTTAGCAATACAGCTCTTGGACGCAGCTGTAAAGGCACAACCCCCGACGGCCTACCCTGCGGATATAAGTATTTTTTTCATGTTAGTTAATGTATAATCAGAACGGACTAGCCCGACAGGGCTTTTGTTTTTAAATAAGGCTTAACAGATACAAATTACATGAGTAGCAACGACCCATTCCAGGAAAGAACTGACGTCTACGAGGAGGCCTTTACCGAGCTGTATACCCCCGAGAGCAACTTCGAACCACTTGATTTAGAGATGGACGACGCTCAGTTAGAGAAAATGCTGATCACTTCTCTAGAAGCCGATAGAGATCACTGGGATAAGAAGCCCTGGAACTTAAAACAAACTGACCTAGATAACACCGCTTTCTTACTCGGTGATCAGCTAAACGAAAAAGACTTCCTCAGATCAGATACTCGCTATAAAGATAACCGTATTTTCTCATCGGTCAGGGCTATTTTGAGCTATGCGACGGGCCAATTAGCTAAGCCAGACATAACCCCAAGCAAGGGTGACGAGGTATACCTAAAAGGGGCGAGAGATATTGGATCGGCCCTATACCAACACAGTGCCGATGAAAAAGTAGAACACAAGGTCAGGGCTGCAGTACTAAACTTGATCACTCGTAAACGTGGCTACCTAAAATTAAGGTTCGATCCTAATATCGGGCTTCACGGGGATATTATTACGGAAGTATGCAACCCGGAGGACATTATCATTGATAGGTATGCTGGATACTTGCAAAACCCGGCCAAAATATATCACCGTATTCGTTGTTCGATCGAAGAACTGTGTGCCCGCTTCCCCAACAAGTCAGAAGAGATCAAAGAAGCGTTCTCGGTGCGTCGTGGGGTTTATTCTCAAATGTCCAAGATGGTGACCTATTTTGAGTGCTGGTTTACCTATACGGACACTGAAGGTAAGCCCAAAGAGGGCGTCTGTTGGTTTGTCCAGGAAAAGAAACTGATCCTAGACAAGATGCAAAACCCAAACTGGGTTTACTTTAAGTCTGATAAGAAAGAGAAAGAAGCGAATGTTACGAGCATACCTCCTAAACCTTTTGTTGCTTTTAATTATATTAATACCGGCCACAGTTTTATTGACGAAACTTGTCTAGTTGAGCAGGCCCGACCGCTTCAAGAGATGTTGAATAAGCGCCTAAGGCAGATCGGTGAGAACGCCGATTACGTTAATGGTCGATGGTTAGCTGATAAAAACTCCTTTAGCCAGGAAGACGCCCGAAACTTGATAAACAAGGGGGCTAAAACCGTTGCTATGGTTGATATGACCAAAGTACCCGAACCCCTTAAGAATGTCGCACCTCAGCAACTTGGAGCGTGGGTTGAGAACACCGTATACGACGCTCGCAATGAGATTGACGGCATTATGGGTACACCTAGTGTGTTTAAGGGAGCTCAGCCTGACAGCAAGGATACATTGGGCCGTGACCTTATGGTTAAGCAGCAGGCCGGAGCTCTCCAAGACGACCTTGTTCGCTCTATATCTATGGGAATGGAAGACTATTACAAGATCAAGCTGCAGATGTTTAGGGTGTATTACACCAGCGACTACTGGTTTCAGTGTCGAGGTGGAGATGGTAAGTACGAATTTATCCTTATTAATGGAGACAAGTTTGATACTAACGTTAAGGTTGGTGTTCAGGTTGACTCAACTCTGCCACTCGACAAGGCCACTATTCGGGCTACAGCTATGGAGCTATGGAACGCCGGAAATGCCATAGACTACCGTACCTTAATGGAAGACCTTGGCTTGCCTAACCCTGAGATTAGGGCCGAGAGATACCTTAAGAGCCAGCTTGACCCAGTTAAGTATCTTCAGTCTATCGAGTTGTCTCAGATTGATACTGACGCCGAGGCCGACATCATGCTGATCATAGCCAATAAAGTACCCGAAGAGCGTGATGATTACTCCGAGTCGTACTTCAATTACTTCAACAAGGTAGTCGCATCTAACCGCTTCCAAAAGCTGCAAGGAGACGATCCAGAAGCAGCCGAACGTATATTGGGCTTTCTGATGGCCACGCAGCACGCCGCAACGCAGAGCCTCAACTTGCAAGAGAGCTTGAACCCAGCAGGAATGTTGCCGCTTCAACCACCACAACAAATGCCTCAACAACCTAGCGGAGCAGCCGCACCGTTACCAATTCCACAAGGTACTGAGGCTGGCCAAAACCCACCGATCCAACAGGCCGTACCTACGCAATAATGTGATACAATTTGGTTAGGATAAAACCGCAATAATCTAAGGAGACTTTAGATGGCTGATGCCAACGATACGCCAGCAGTAGAACAAACACCCCCAGCAGACCCAAAAGCCGAAGCCGCAAAGAAATCAAACGAACAAGAACTAGCCAAGTGGAAAGATGATTTTAGCGAAGAGCAGCTTATCGTTAAATATAAGAACGACGAGGACACGAAAGATGATAAATCTGCTGGAGATGGAGATAAACAGGGCAGCGAAAGCTCTGAGTCGGAAGAGGTCACTGGAGACACTGAAGATACTAGCGAAGCCCCAGAAACAACCTACTCTGAACCAGCCCCTGTCGTAACCACCGAAGACCCGGGCGAGTTTAAGCCGCAAGACTACTCATTCGAGATTGATATTAAAGGCAAGACACACAAGGTTGATTCGGCTGAGAAGGCAGCAGAACTAGCAGAAGAGTTTGCTGAGGATCTAACTGCCAAACAGCTTGTCTCGCTAGTTAGCAAAGGCTCTAGCATCGAGGGCAAGCAAGAACGAGACAAAGACAAGTGGGAAGCTCAGAAGAAAGAGTTTGACGAACAGAGTTCTGCTCAACAAGAGCGAGACCAGGCCATAACTACCATGGCTAGCGAATTTGATTACCTAGTTAACAAAGGGTTGCTGCCAAAAATTGCAAATCAGTATAAAAATGCAGACTGGCAAGACCCGCTTGTTTCCAAGCAGCCGGGCGTTAAAGAACAGCTAGAGCTTGTTAATTATATGGTCAAGGAGAATGAGGCTCGCAACAAGGCTGGCCTTAAACCGCTAACCTCAGTCGTTGATGCTTACAATGCGTGGCAGCTAGACGAGAACCGTAAGAAGTCTGAGAACGATGATAAGCAGGCTGGTGAACAACGCAAAGCAGCCGGGGCAAGAGTAGCTGGCGTATCCCCAGCTGCTGCTGGACAGGTGAGTTCCCCAAAAGGTATCTCGATCGGAAACCCCAACGTATTCAAGCGAGGGGCTGCTATCTGGGACGATTAGCATATTGACATAGCAATATACTAGCTATATTCTATTGATAAGGAACGCCCTTTAACGGGCGTTTTTTTATTTCATAAATAAGGGAGACAATATGTCGGCAACAGCACAAAACGACAGGGTCAACAACATCACCTTGCAAGACTATAATGCAAGCGTTGTCGACACCATCAACAACTCAAGTGAGATCATGAAACGAGTTGTTTCACGCCCAGAGCGTTGGAACGGCCGTAGCTACAGCTCGCCAATTTTCACCAACAACTCTAGCCTAGGCCAGAGCTTTAAGAGTACTGAGACTTTTGATACCTCGATTGACTACAACACTCAGCAGATGACATGGTTTCCAACCGGCTACGCACAGCCTGTTGGTATCTCGATTGTTGAGCGTTCAATTAACGCCACACCATCTGGCGTAATTGACCTGTACAAATCGTCTTACCAATACGCTCAAAACTCGATGATCACAGCCTTGGGCCAAATCTTCTACGGTTTTGGTACTGGTAACGATTTTGACGGTCTTGGCTTGATTGTAGATGACGGTACTTCAACCAGCTCATACGCCGGTTTGACTCGTTCTACTTATCCATCAATCAACGGTTACGTTGTAGCTGCTTCTGGCGGTGTACTTGATCTAAGCCTGATGGCTTCCGCTGACGATGGTGCAACCATCTCAGGTAACGAAAGCGAAACACCTAACGTTATCTTGAGCAACCAAACCGTCTGGAGCTTGTACGAATCACTATTAGAGCCAACCGTATCAGCTCGATACGAAGGCCAGGGCGGATCGTTCGTAGATGGCTCAACAGCTGTTAAGCAGAGCACCAAGCAAAGCGACAGCCTATGGCTAAAGGGCGGTGCTACAAGTGTTAGCTTCCGTGGCAAGCCAATGGTTCGTGACCAAAAGGCAACCAGCGGTCAAATGTTCGGCTTGAATGAAAACTGGTTCTACTTTAAGAGCCTTAAGTTGCAGGGTCTTGACCTTGTTGCTACTCAAGAAGATGTTACTGCGGGTGCTTACGAGAGCTATAAGGTTTCAGCCTTCCAGTTCCGTGAACCAATGATGCCAGTCAACCAGTTGGCTGAAGTCGGTATCTTCGTAATGTACGGTCAGTTCTACTGTGAGAACCCAAACCGTAACTTCAAGATTACCGGTATCACGACAGTTTGATCTATTCTTGTAGACTTAACGGGATACATCGTAAGGTGTATCCTTTTAAGTATGGCTAAACAGAGGGTAAACATAACCCCCCGTAAACTGAAGAAGGTTTACTATATCAAAAACCGTAGTGCTGCTCAGACTGCTCGAATATTCGATTGCTCACCTACCACGATACGTAATTACCTGGATAAGTATAGATTTAGAGTAAAGACTCAGCGTGAAGTAATGCGTGATCGCAAGATAACAAAATAACAGAGTATAAGGTTTACAATCAAGCTATTTGTTTTGACTATTTACTAATAGGGTAAGATACTTGTACTTATAGGACTGCCCTTCAGGCGGTCTTTTATATTTAAAAGGAGATCGTATGGCACTATCAGCATCAATTCAAATCACAGATCAGGACATCAACAGTCAGTCGTCTGTAGCAAATTCCGAGTTACTTGGACAGAAAGCTTCAACCTCAGACGGTCGTGTGTTCTCATACGCCCGCTCAGGTGGAGCACTAACCGCTGGTCAGATTACTGAACCAGTCGCAGTCACCTCTAACTACGCTAACCGAGCCTTGACTGGCCAAACAGTCGCAGCCGGTGCAAATACATTAAGTGTTATCTTGGGTACTACCGCAGCTGCTGACGCTTTCGTGGGTTTCTATCTAATCGTCAATGATGCAACGGGTGAAGGCCAAGGTGCTTACTACATCAGTGGTAATACTGCAGCAACCTCTGGCAACTCTAACACTACAGTCCTAAAGATACGTGGTGGTATCCGAATTGCTCTGATCGCAACCAGTGAAGTGACTATCCAACCTAACCAACAGAGTACGGTTATCCAGCACACTGCTGTGGTAGCTCTACCTACCGCTGGTGCTCCAGTAATTAACGTAACTTCTGGTTACTACTTCTGGAATCAGATCCAGGGTATGGCCTCGATCCTAAGTGACGGCGTAATCGGTAAGAACTCTCAAGGTATCGTTTCTGACGCTACTGCTGGAGCTGTCGAAGTACGAGTAGACGCTACAGTAACAACTCCTGTGGGCTATGCTCCAGACGCTACTGTTACTACCGAGTACAGTCCGTTCGTTCTAACACTAGTCGGCGTTTAGTAAATTAAGCCTAACTCTAAGGAGAAAAAACTATGGCAATCGGCAATCTACAAATTGAAAACTATGTACCCGTAGTAAAGCTCAACAAGGGGCTTTACACTGAACTACCTATTGAGACTACCAGCGACTTGATCGTTGCTGGTGATCTCGTGGTAGACGACATCACAATGGACGCTTTAACTGTTACAGGAAACACAGTCCTTGGTGATGCAGTATCAGATACCCTGACCGTAACGGGCGCAACTACTATCCAAACCACCGCAGCTGCGGGCTTGGCCGTTGGTGCTACCGCAGCAGGCGTAAACCCTGCGTTTGTTGTCAATGCATCTACAGCCTCACAAGCTGCTGGCCTTTCTATCACGGGTGCTGTCGCAGCCGGTACGGTTGCGGTCGCAGTCCTAAGTTCAGGCACAGATGCTTCTGTTACCCTGAACGCTAAAGGTACAGGTACAATCGGCATTGGCTCTGTTTCGACAGGTGCTGTTACCATTACTCCCGCCACCACAATAACTGGCCTAGCCACGCTAACTGGTGGGTTCACCTCAGCCGCAAACGCTATCCTTAAGTCTGGTACGGCTGCTCCGGCTACGGCTGGTGCTGTCGCTGCGGGTGCTCCAATCAGCCTCTATTCTGGCCTTGTCACTATCGAAGTTACCACAGATGCCCCAACTCACATTAGGCCTAAGGGTTCTATCTGCATAAACACGGCTGGCTCAAGCTCGTCAACTCGTCTGTTCATCAACTCAGACGGTTCAACTGGCTGGGTAGCTATAACGACTGCGACATAAGATGAGTCAACTATACGATGCAGTATCTAAGAAGTTGAAAGTCGGCGGTAAGTTTATCGTCCGCAAGCGTAAGACTGAGGCAGAGAAAGCTAAAGCTGTGAAAGCCTCAGTCAAAACCAAACCCAAGACCAAGAAAAAGTAGGATATCACCTTACAGCATCAACCCGACTATTGCAGTCGGGTTTTTGTGTGCTAATATACGGCTATGATTAAACCGCAAACGATAGTTAAGTAAGGAGCTATTTGTGAATTTACAGGACCGCATAGACTCAACAAGACAAAAATTCGACCAGCTACAGGCCCAGAAACAAGAGATAGATACTGAATTAGTCAAGCTGCAGGGCGAATATCGTGTATTGATTGAACTGCAAGAGCAAGAAGCTGGGACTACAGCGAAAGAGCCCACCCCTTCAGTAAAAGTTAAAGGCGAGAAGAAAGCGAGCAAATAATGGCTCTAGTTGGCCCAGGGGCAATAAACGAAAACCAGATAGCACCAGACCCCACCCTAGCAGGCGCTAGTGAGTACGAATACGTGACTATCCTTAACCCATTGTCGGACGATTTTGCTATTAAAGTAGCTCAAGACGTACCAGTTAACCGCCCGTTCGAGATACGAGGCAAGACGGGCGCTATCCAGGAGGAAAACGATGTTAGGCGAGAGTACGGACTTAATCTAAAGAACCCGGAGCACCCATCTACAGAACGAGTCATCATGAACAGCAGTATTATCCCGGCTGGCAAGACCATTAATCTTAAGGGTAATGAAGCCCAGGTGGCCGTTAGGCAACTTGTGAACGAGATTTTGCAGCGTGAGGGTAAGAGGCTTCTAATGTCCGACCCGAACTTACGTAAAGAAGTAGAAGACCGTATTATCATTCAGAGAGGCAGTATGCAAGACCTCCTGGGTAGTCCGATCACAACTCCACAGGCCCAGATAAACGAAGCGGTTAATAAGTCAAACGAGGTTACAGATGAGCAAGAATTCCCAGGACTCGATTCAATCGCAGGTGAATCTGATTCAAGCCCAGTTCGAGACACTAGAGACTCAGCTGGAGCACAAGCGAAGCGAAGTCCAAGCAGCTTTC